ACCCGGGTCTTGATCTGCCACTTGTGCGTAGTCGTGTCATAATGCCATCCCGTAATCGCAGTCATTGGCACAGTAGCCACAGGGAACGGACTGATCTGACCAACGACTCTCTCACCTCCAGTACCATGTGACAGTACGTTGACATCAGCTACGAATGTTTCCTCGAAGTCTGGAGCAGTGTAGTCAACATGATTGACTACATTACTTATCGTAACAGGTTGGTCACCTTCAGGTACGTTTTCCCAAGCACTTTCCACTCCATAAGTCAATGCCACGATCTGCGTGGTCTTCCTTTGAAACTTGTTACTAGCTGCATCATATCGCCAGTTTGTTGGGATGATCCGGCCTTGTCCTGGCAGAGGGTCTGGAGGTACCTCGTTGATGATCAGGTCTATAGTCAGACCTGCAAGCAATCTGCGGATATAATCCTGTAGCTGTTCAAGGTACCGATACAGCTCCCTAGTGTCCTTCAACATTTCAGAACTAGGTATCAGGGGAATCAGCTCCCCTGACAGCACGCTCTGCAAACCGCTTTTCCTAACCTCTGCCACTAGGTGGGCCCTCCAGGTTGGAACCACAGCCTAGCCCAGCGAATCTCCCAGCCTGAGTTCAAGCAGTTGTTGACCAACCTGATCCTGAAGGTTTCAGACATCTGGTCAATGAACACGTTATGCTTCTTCCACCTAGGTTCCAGGTACAACGTCTCCACGTATTCGAAACTAGAACCCTCGTTCGTGCTAAAGTATATGTCAATCTCAATCCCTTGCATCTCCAGTTCAAGCTCTATCCAGCGTGCCAGCTGTGACTGGAAGGCCTGTGGAATGGTGAAGTCTATGCTGTCCCAGTACGAATTGATGTTTGAGCCAGCATCTGACTGTGCCGTGTCATCAGCCAGGAACACCCGGTCAGCTGTACCCATTACCCTGGTGGGGAACCCTTTGCGTATGCTTCCCTGACCCCAGGCAAAGTTCGGCGTCTGCCATTCGAAGTCAGCTATGGAGGCACTGTTCCACCGAAGCGTAGCCTCGCGAGAAAACAAGCCCATGCTCAGAGGTCTATCAGCAAAACTCTGAGCCACCCACTTTGCCTGCTGCATGTCGAACGTGTCATAGTCCAGCTGATAAACCTTAGACTGTGAACTGCTTATCGGCACGTTGAAGTACACGTGTCTCTTCGCAGCATCGTGAAAAGCCCATGCCTTGTACTGTTCCTCCATGTACAGTTCTTCCCTGTACTTCCGGTGTATCCTGTCACCTATCTGACGAATCAGCCTAGTCCCATCGAACATGACTATGTTCTCCTGGGACATGTAGAAATGGTATGGTCCGATATTGACGATTCCCCTGGCACTCACCAACCTGGTCTCTTCCAGCACCTGCTCAAAGGAGAACAGGATAAACCCTGCGACGTACGTGATCTTCGCGATACTGTTCTCAGAGTATATGAACAGCCTGTCACCCATCGGCATCAGCTTGACAATGTCACCCCTAGAACCAGCCACCAGTGCAGCTCCAGTTCCCTCGCTAGTGAAATCATTCAGCATCCCTGGGGCAGACCAAGCAACTATCGTCGTTTCCTGACTGGTGGTAACAATGTTCCCCATTACGATATGGTCGTAGAACAGTGCCAGTGTCCTGCAGGTGATAAACCCTGGGTAGTCAGGCTGCCAAAGTTCGAAGGTTGCAGAGTTCCCGTCCCAGTACCTAGGCGTGTCCTTCCCGTTGGTGATGATCACCCACTTCTCAACCACTGCTGTGCCAGGGTCTCCGAGCACTATAGCCCAGTCTACTACGTCCTCTTCACTACCTGTCCAGTCCACGTCAGCAGCTGCGACCTGATAGGTGATATTCACCCATGACTCAGCAACCGCGTCGTATCTGTACTGTTTCGTGGTCGTGATGCGAAGCAAATGCTTCTCACCATCAAAGTCCTCGAACTCGATCAGGGCAACCGTAGGGTCAGCAGTGCTACCTAGGGTCAGGTAACCCTTTCGTTTCCCTAGGATTCCCTTGTCAATTATAACGTTCTCACAGGCTGGTGAGAACGCCGGATTTGACTGGGTAGAGGGGTCAAGGGTGTTCAGACCCTGTAAAGGGTAGATGCTGTCAGCAGGTGCATAGCCACGACCAGTTTTCATGGTGAGATCTTCTCAATAACAACTATCGTGTACACTTCAACACCACCAAAGCTACAGGCAACACCGCGACCGAACGTTCCCCTGGTGGTCTGACACTGGTGTTGTATCTGGTAGCTCTGTGCACCACTGACCTCTGAGACCTGAAGTACAGCTGTGCTGCCAGTGTCCCCTGCAGCACTAGCGTAAGCAACCTGACCATAGGCAATCGTCGCTGGCGTGCCTGTAGTCTGCCTGAGCCTCAGCTGGTGAGCGTCCACGCCATAAGCAGGTGCGTACGCAGCAATCTTGAACGTGCCTGTGTTCAGGCTGAAAGTCTGTGTGTCTGATTCAATGACAGCAATGTCCGAAGGGTCAGACAGGGCTGTGTTGATATCCCTGGCATGCCAGCTGCCTGAGTTGAACCCACCACCGTGTGTCCCATTCGACCGTGTGTCGTTGAAGATCGCAATCTTGCCATGTGCGATAGTGGTACTATGCACCTTCGACTGCGTTACTGTAGCATCGCCGGGGAGTACAGCACTGAAACCTGAACCTGTAGAGTTCACGTACCACAGCGTACCCTGGTCAGACCTGACCAACAACCGACCTTTGTCAACAGCGTTAAAAGCTGTGATCCCGTCAGGCCTGAGAGTTGGGAAAGTAGTCTGGAAATATGCCTTGGCCGAGCCGTTCAGGTGCTCACCACCACCGTTCCCAGGCGTGGGCAGCAAATGCTCCTTCTCATATCTGATCCTGTAACCCTTCCTCAGGTCACGAATCTCCTGAGCACCCAAGGGCAATGGGTCGCTGTCAGATGGAGCTGTCTCATCCCATCCAGCACCCGTTCCGTCATGTGCCATGTTTCACTCCTTCTTACCAATCTTTTCGAGCAAATGGGTCCAGATATGGAGGTACAATTGGGCTGGTAGGCCTACCTGGAAACGGTTCGAGCTTGGGCACAGTACCTGACCTCCGCTTGTCAGCACCAATGGCCACCATGATTGATTCACGGAACCTGTTCATCCACTGGTCACCGTCTCCATACATCTGGATTGACCTGAACACATACGAGGTGCAATACGCGACAATCGCTTGCTCAATCTTCGGGATCAGTGGTGTGTCTGTGCCCTGGGTCATTTCCTCAGGATATTTGAAATACGTCATCCTGAGGATATAGTCCCCATCTGAGGGTGCGTTGAAGTACAGCTGCCCACCGTTCTCGTACAGCTCACTTGGCCTGCCAGCGGCGACAGCAGCAGCGTTTGGATACGTTCGAACACTGTAGTTCTTCGTCACCAGGGCTATGGGATAAGCTACCAGTGACTCGTCTGACTCCACAAATCTGATCTCTCCCAGCTGCACAGCGTCATTAGGGATAGCGATGGACATATCCCCTGAGGTAAAGCTGACATCAGCCTCTACCCTCATTAACTTAAAGTCGTGTAATTGAGCAATCTCGTTCAATGCGAAACCAATCGCTGTAAGGATAAGTGATTCCTTATCCCTACGGCGAGTGTTCTCGATCACTAAGTCTTTGATCTGATCTCGCGTCACAGAATCACCTATGCTGTAACCTTCACCCAGGTCGTTGCCGAGGCATCAGACGTCCACGCAGTACAGACGTAGATGTCCGAATTCGTGTAGTCGATGCAGATGTCCCCAAGAGCATTGGGGTTATCCAACGCAGTGTTGTTGGCAGGCACACCGGCCTTCCAGCAAAACTTTCTCCTGGACATCTTCTCAGGACCTCCACGGTTCGAGTTCATCAGTTCCCAGAACAGGGACTTCATCCCCCGTTGTAGGTCGTAATTCAGGTTAGCTCCAACAGCCATGTTCTGCTCCAGTCACCAGATTGGTGTAGTGAGGGTAAAGGCTGTCCCAGGTAGGCAGGAGGATACCTACCTGGGACACACCGCCACGCAACCGTTCTAGTAGTGTTGGCAGTCGAGGAAGATCGGCGTTGCCACCACGCTGGCTGCGGCCTGTGCCACAACAGCACGAGCACCGTACCGATTCGTCGGTGCCGTACCCGCAGCAACGTCCTTGACCAGGTACGTCTGCCCAGACACCATCTTCAGGTTGTCTGAGGCAGCCACGGCACTGGTTCCCTCCACCGGGCCATTGGCATTGTAGCCAGCGACCTGAATCCAGCAGAAGTAATCCGCTGGTGCCGCAGACATGGCCAGGCCAGCCATCAGGTTGATGACCGTTCCCTTGCCCGACTGACCCAGGGTAAAGATTTCCCAACCGCTGCGGTACCCTGTCGTCAGCAGGAGCGTGCCGTAGCAGTACGCCCTGTTCGCGACCAGTGCACCACCAGTGGAGTTCTTCACCCACTTGTAAATGTTCCCGTACTCATCTTCCCGAGTGTGACCCACCGCACCTTCCGTCTCATCGACGGTGTAGTTGGTGAGCATGTTGATGCTGAGGACTTTTCCAGCCGGCATGTTATGCCTCCAAAAGTGTCAAAGGTTTCCAAGACCCAAGGCTGTTCCTTAGGTGTACAACCGACCGTGCCTCCGCAGGCTCGTGCTGATGATGTTCATCCGGCACAAGATGTGAGCGATACGCTCAAGCTGCAGCGGCGGGGTCTTCCACTCGGTCATGTCGAACCACATTGCCGGATCATACACGGCCTCGATGTACCGGCTGTTCAGGAACAGCATGTCACCGGCCGTGATGTTCGGCGTCCAGATGAGATCCTTGCCCTTGAACTTCAGGGTCTCGAACCCAAGGTCAAGAATCTTCTGAGTTCCGATGATCTGAACAGCGTCCAGACCAAAGTCCTCGTACATCTCGTAGTTCGTCTTGTCCGTGATGATGATGTCAGGGTTCGACTGGTTGTTGCCAACCGTGTTGTAGAACTCCTTCATATTGCTCAGAAGGTTGATCTCCTTCGGAGCAGTGAACTGAAGGTACTTGGGCTGCCACCAGTCGTTGGACCTGGCGATCTTGCCGAACGTACCCGTGGCACGATCCGCGTAAGCGGGCACGATGTCGTTGAAGCTCTGAATCTCCTGGCCTGACTCATCAGTCACTGTGGCCCGGAGAACATCACGCTCGTACTGCTGGACCAGAGCGTCCATTGCGTCTTCAGTCCGAGCTTTGACGTAGTCAACGATGCGGTACCGCCCGCGATTGGCGACGTCGTCCGTCAGCGAACGCTGCACGTGGGCAGACAGCTGACGGAACGTCCAGAACGCCGCCGTCCGGTTCTCGTACTCACCCTGGTTGAGGATCGATCCCTTCTTGATCGACTTCGTGGGTGGCAGAGCGTACCTGACCGTACGCTCGATCAGGTTACCACCCTCCTGGGTCTTGAACATCCCCTTCATCTTCATCAAGGCCCAGATGACTGTTGCATCCAGAATCTGGTCAACAGCCGTGGCCTTGATGTCATACCACGTCGTGGTAAACGCATTGTCGATCGTTCGTGTGAACGTCGGCAGAGTCGTTGCCATGTTAGCTCCTTAGAGGCTAAGCTTGTTCACCAAGCTCATCCTCTAGTTCCTGTCTGTGTTTGTTAAGACTGGCCTCAATCAGCTGGCCGAAACCAGCACGACCTGCGGGCAGTCCCTTGATTTTGACGCTAGTGCTCGGTCGGTTGATCGAAGTCGAGGGTCGCTCAGACTCCATCCGCCGTGCTTTCATGGTCGCCCCAGAGCGAAGTTTGGCCAGGAGATACAGTTCTCGTGGCTCCAGCCCAGGGTTCTCCTGGGACAAAGCCACCATCTTGGGCGTGTACTGCTCGAAGTCAGGGAACTCCTGCTTGGCATCATCGATCAGTTTCAACGCCCTCTGATTCTCTTGACCCTGGGCATACTTGTCCAGCTGAGAAATCTTGTCCTGGAGAGGCCTGGTCAGGCTACCCAGTTTAGAGTCCAACAGCTTGGACACCTGCCCAACAACGTGCTTAGCCAGTCCGCGGTTGTCCAGTTCCTCAAGGTTGACTTCTTCCTGCTCGACCTGTTCCTGAGGCTCATCACCTCTGTCCACAGTCGAACCACCACCGTCGTCAACCTGAAGCCTGACCTTCTTTCCACCCTGCTTCGCCTGCAGAAGCTTCATCACGTCAGGGTCAGAAGTCAAGCGTGCGAACGCCTGCTGCTCACCTAGACGAATCAGATGCTGCTGCGTAGCCTGGTCGAGGCTTGGTTTTGCCTTGGGCTTTTGCTCACCCAGGTCATCATCACCCTCAACCTCTTCCTCGGTCTCATCGATCAGGTCGAAGTCAGCAGGCTTCTGACGTTGTGGCTGGCCTTGACCAGCACCCATCTTGGAAATATCAAACCGCGACATACTAAGCTCCTTGCTCTAAGTACGACTTGAGGACCTGATCATCCTGCTGGATCTCAGCACCCTCAACAGGAACACCCTGTTGCTGTGGTGCAGGAGCCGGTGCAGGTCTGTTCATCCTCTGCGATAAACTATAGGTTCGCAACATATGACGATGCCGTAGCAGCACAGCCTGTTTCAGGAAACCGAGTTCTCTCGGAGTGATGGGCATCTCCCCATCCTTCACGTCGAACTCTACATCCCACTGGCCATCAATTAAACGTACCACCATACGCTTCGTCGCACGATTGATGCGTTCCGAGCGTTGTTCGTCAGTCTCTGGCAACATGTGACTCAGAGGCAATTTGTTCCACTTGTCCATATCAGTCCTTGCTAAAGTAAGGTGAGTAGCATCCACGTTCCGTTAAAGCTTTCCGAAGCTCTGTTCTAGAATCAAACGTCATTGGCTGATCGTCCAGATGTTCCAGTGTAACAGGCCTGTTCCCTAGGACCAACGTCTGTTCCCTGCGGACCTTAGAACCTGCCTTCGGCTCCAGCCGCCATCCCACCTTGGTCTTGACCCAATGGTACGCCTTGTTGCTGCTGACCAGCTTGCGGGGCTTCGAGCTGCGGCTGACCTTGGCCTGGTTGCGGTGCTGAGCCGCCATTGAGAACTCCTTGCTTGAAGATCGCTGAGAACTCTGGATCGTTGAACGCCGAGGCCAGGAACTTGGCTGCACCCTGTGGGTCGACCAGCGGATTCTGCATAGCCATCTGGAAGGCCATGAGTGCAGTCTGCTGACGCTGCTGCTTGGTCTCTGGTGGCTCGACCGTGAACCCTACCTTGTAGCTGTAATCCGCGTCCAGAGCGTCACCTGTGTACTGGAGATACACCGGAGCACCGTCCTGCCCAATGATCTCAGCCACCCGTGGACTCTTCCAGTACTTGAAGATGATCGGATTTATCTTCGAAAAAGCCTTTGTATAAAGATAACTGATAGCAAGCTGACGACGATTGAGTCGCATGCTAGCAGACTGCTGAACCACATTAGCCTCGGTCGCTGACCTTCGTCCACCAGCATACTCACCGTACTGATTGCTAGACAAACCCACAAGCTCTCTGGCATTTCTCCTCACATCCTCAGCCTCCATCGTCAGGCCTTGGTTCATTGCCTGAGGAGGTTGCAGGAAAGCTATTGCCTGTCGTACATCAGGCACGGTAGCGTTCACCTTGATCCCTACACCCACTTCAGCAGTTGTCACGTTGTCGAGTTCAGCTTCGTCTATGGCTTTGTCCAGGTACAGGAACTTCAGGTTGTCCGTCCTACGCTTCTTGTTCCTCTGCAAGCTGATATCCGTCAGCTCAGCTTGTGCCTGGAGAATGTAATCCGCGTCACTAGACACCCAGAAGTTACGGCTGCTGGGTACAAAGTTTGTAGCGACAAAAGGTAATCCGTTCACCTGTAGAGGGTCTGATTCGTTCCTCAGAAAATGCTTGTAGTTCGTGGCTGTCACATAGATCTTGCCAGTCCGTCTGTCATGAATCTCCCACAGCTCAACGAACTCAGGCTCATCGCTGGACCATGCCCAGCTACCCATCTCAGGTTCGACCGTACCCACACGGTAAACAGTGCTCATCCGCTGATACTGCTCTACGTGATCAGCCTTGGACATCAGCGGTTTCAGGTCCTTGGTCCGTTCGTACTTAGGGTCAGCTTTGACATGGTCTACGTGCCTGATAACCCTGTGAGCACACCACGGAGCAGTTTCAAGGTCTCTGGTCCCCCAAGGAACCACAAAGTCATGAGGTAGGACGCAAGCAACCCAAGGCATGCCAGGCTTAACTTTGCCATACTCGATCCTGTTCTGCTTCGTGTCAAACTGGCTAAGCGTGGCACCCACGCCACCAATGTCCAGCAGTTCATCGAAACCATACTCACTGTCGTACCCGATCTTCAGGATCAGCTTGCCCCACAGGTACCCAGCTAGTGTCGCCTGTTCAATCTCCTCACACATACCCATGTCGTCAATCAGCATGTTGTCAATGCTTTCAACAACACGGGCTTTCATCAAGGCATCCATCCTTCTTGCCTTGGTTGTGATGTAAGGGTACGGGACACCCACGGTGCTCAGCAAGGCTTCGCCAGTCGCGTAGATGATATTCGGGCCTTCGTTTGCCTGACTATCATCCTTGTTGTAGAACAGCTTTTCAACTCTAGCCCAGTTAGATTCCTTCCCATAGATTTGACGAAACTTCAGCCCGCGATCAATCTCGTCAACCCAGTCGGAAACTTTGAGTTCTTTGAAAGCCATGTTCTACTACCCAAGCCGAGGAAGAATCCAGATCAGCAAAGCGATGATTCCTAGGATACCTAGGATGACGAATACGACGTTCTGCGTGCTCATGTCAGGTCCTTTCGGCTATTTGCCTTCTAACCTCGGCCAGTTCAGCCTTTAGCTGTTCCAGACCCTGTTCCAGCTTCGTGGTATGCTCCATGTATTCACGCTTGATTTGTTCCTCAAGCATGCGTACACGGGCATCGTCCACAGTAGCTTTGTATGCCTTGATTAGGTCATCAATGTTCGGCATCGTCATCTCTGTTGGCAGCCTGCTTTGCGACATTAACGCCGTCCCTAGCAAGCTGCTGACTGCCATCAGCGATTTCACTGTTCTTGATCGCCATGTTTCGCCAGTAGACCTTCTCCGTTTGTTCCTCGACCAGCCGTTCTGCCAGGTAAATAAGCTCACGTTCAAACCTCAGTTTCCCCTTGTACAGCAGTATTCCAAAGACTACGAGAACCGTTGTTCCCCCAATCCTGGCAATCCAAGTGGCAATACTTACCAGCTCAGGAAGGCCCTCAGACACTAGCAGTAGAGGAATCCATTGGGTTACGAAGGTTACTTGCTGCAAAGAGGACACGGTTCTCCTCCTTTTTTGTCTCGATAACAGCGTCCTTGCGGCTGTTGTCTAATTGCTTAGCTGTTCCGAACAACAGCCCAGCGATACCCAGGAGTCCTGAAAACTGTGCTGCGAACGGCGTAGCAGCTAGGGCCTTGCCCACAGTCTGCTCAATGTCTGTGTACCAGCCTTCGGTGTTCTCAAGCTCCTTGAACGAACTCTCCCATTTCCGCTTCCCCACCTCAACCTCTGTCTTGAAAGCTTCCTGCTTCGACTTCATGTTGATCAGCCAGATATCTCTCTCCTCTTCAAGCTGAGCCCGAGTCACCTTCTGGCCTGTGGTAGGAGACGTAGCCTTTGGCTTCAGCATGTTCGTCAGCGAACAGCCTGACATCGTAGCGATCAAGGTCAAGGCCACAGCTGAATACCTGTTGTGGTCCACGAAGTTATGTAGCCATGAAGGGAGTTTCGGCCAGGTCATAGCGTTCTCCTAGTACAAGGCGACAATATCAGCGGCTGCAGTGGCAGCTTTCACCTGTGTCACGTGCAGAGGGTGATACCCTGCGGGTGCATCGGCGAACGTGATCTCCTGTCCACCAATAGTGACCACTAGGTCACCTGCTGTACCGATGTACAGACCATTGGTCAGCTCAAGCACCGTAGAATCACTTTTCGTGACAGCCACAGCCCGACCACTGCCAGCAAACCTGTGTATTCCTGACATTACAGACCTCTTAGTGCGAGTGAAGGGAGTTCGAGCATGTTTCCTGCCAGCGTACCACCAGAACCACTTGATTCAGGTAAAAACAGTGTTCGGCCTTGGAGCAAAGCTGCCCTAGCAGCAGCATTCGTGGTAACTGAAGGCTCAACAGCCACGCTGTGGACGATCAAAGGAGTCACATCCGTCTGGTCCTGGTTGCTAAACCGAACTTCTGTGGGATTCACAGCCATCGTAGCAGTCAGATTCGTCGCCACACCCACTGGAGACCCTGCTACCAGGGCTGATAGCTGCAACTGTGTGGCTGTCTGTGTCAGCACAACAGAGATTATACTACCTTTGTTCGCCCAGACACCAGTTATGTCCAGATTCCCTACGCTGGACCCACCACTGGTCACTGCCGCTCGTAGAGTACCAGTAGCCGTGGCCGATGCACCCTTGATCAGGGAGAATTCAACGTAGTTAGTTGCATTTCCCCTGACTGTAAACAGTGGGCAACTGGTAGTAACCAGGCCCATAGACCACTGGTCCCAGGAATCCATCGGAACCTGTGTCGTAATCGCTACTGTCCACTGTGTTCCACAAGCCAAACCAGTAACCGACAGCTTTTCATGTGCACCCGTGGCACCGAAATCCATTGAGTATGATGGACACAGGCCCTGATTGAACACATCTAGGCAGATGAAGAACGATGCTTTGCGCTGTGTCCCGCCAGAGACCCAGGTGTACGTGGGAACCCATCCTGGTGTCGTGGTCACTGAACGGTGGATCGGCAGCCAACGCTCCGTAGCAGGCCCCGACACACCGGTGAATGGGCCGAACCCACCGTTGGCAGCCACGCTGAATTCGAAGCTACTGTCGAACCCTCCAGCTGGCAGCAAGTACACACGTGAAGAGCCGAGAGCTGTAAGGATGGAGCTAGCCCCATAGTAGCGAATGTGCTGTGAAGTGCCTAGTGTAGCCCCATCAGGAAAAATCGTATGCCACACCTGACCACCTTTCACTGGTGGTTGTGGGTCAATAGCTTGTCCAGCTAAAGCTGTCCCGGTTGGCCAACGGAACGTGCCATCGACCTTGGGACACAAGGTGACAGTAGCTCCAGGTTGCGTGTCGATATTCGGGCTATCGTACAGGTAGTTAGTTCCACCAGGTGACACGATCACAGGGCGGCGTACAGACACACTTGGCTGCACGTGTCCAATCAGGTTCGCGTCACCACCGCTGCCTTCAACAGCCAGAACCTTGTCACCATACAGGAAGCAACCACCAGTCATGTTCCGTCGTAGCTCAACCCAGTCCTGTCCATTAGTACTGTATCTAGGCCCACCCATTAGAGCGTGTAAGGCATTCGGGGCACCATGCGCAATCCAGCCACCATTGACATGTGGCCGCTGTGCTCGTAGGTGCAGGCCCGTGTTCCCTCCTTCGCTATCAAGCGGGGCACCCTCGACTATCTCGATAATTGCTGTAGCACTGTGACTAGTGGGTACCGTGAACCTGGCAACATTCCCATACTGTGTGTCTTGACTACCTAACAGTTCGTTGTAGTTCCCACCCGGCGCAACACCAGCTGGTTGAATACACGAATAGTCGTTAGTGTTTCCAGTAGAGTCACCGTGGAAGGCACGCTGTTCCACAGTTTCCGACGTGGTATAGTTCTCAGCATCAGCAAAGATAGTTCTCACTATCTCACCAGGACCTGCACCGTCGCCGTAGATGCAAACATAGTGAAGTTCGTTCCCATGTTCAACCACGCCAGCACTGTGAGAGTGCTTCTCAGTCTGCAGGAAACTCTGCACTGTGATCAGGGGTTCCACGACCCAAGCTTCACCTGGTGCTACCCTTGTAGCACGGAACAGGTATCCCTGCCCACCAGGAGAACCTGTGTTACCAAGGTAATCCGTAGGACAGAACCAGGCAGCCAGCATAGGTGAAGCTTTGGCCGGCGAGGGGAAGTAGTTGCCAAACGACCATGTGTTCTGTCGCGTGCGTCCTAGACCCCCAACAGTTGGTGTTGGATAGTCTTCATCGTCCAGAGTTCTAACGAACTCCCAGCTTTCGCCTAGGTCCTGTGACCATAGGTACGCCTCGTACTCGGCCTGGTAGCTGCCTCCTCCCTGGTCGTGATACACAGTGCAGGCAGCAATAATAAGCCCTTCGCAGATACACACGCTGGCAACGGAGTGGATGTACCCCTCTTTGGCATTGGGATACGTGTAGAGCAGGTCGTACCCAACGCCGGCGTTCAGTTCGATGTTCCGAATGGTCGTGAAGTCAGCCCCACGCACAATCCGCAGCACGCCATTGCTGGGGTTGAATATAGCCATGATCGGAGTCACGCCGTCGTGATCTTCACCAGAGCCCAAGATCTGCTGCACAGCACCGCCAGTGCTGATAGCTGCAAGCACGGCCCAGTCAGGACGTTCACAGACACCAGTGTCCCTAGCAAGCCTTGGCACGTTAGCAGCCCTGGCAACACCTCTGGGGTCAACCGTGGCCAGGTCACGCGTGAACGTGGTGGGTAGCGAACCCACTGGACCGTTGTTGAAAATAGTCTTTGACCAAGCCATAGGTCATGTACCCAAAACGGGTTTATGAACACCTTAGGTCTGTATAGCCCCAGCTGACCAGGTGCTGTCTGACTGTGACCTAGTGTTACCGTTGTAGTCTTCCCACACGCCCTGCACAGGCCGACCGAAGGTCCGTGCCTTGCTGGCCACACCTGGGGTAAAATTAGTTGAAAAGGCTACGTTCTCGGCATCGTCCTGACCAACCTCAGGCAAAGCGTTCCAGGCAGCCAGGTCTATGAATGCACCTTGCTTCTGGAACCTGACGAGGCTGGACCAGACATTCCTGTCAGCTGAGATACTGTCATCGATCAGCGAGTCGTTGACAAAGTCAACATTAGCTGACGTACTAGTCAGGCCACTGCCACCCACGAAATAGTTGTTCTTCATGTCCACAGGACCAGTGGCCACAGGATAATCCGTACCCTGCTCTGATTCCTGTGACCTGATCACTATCGCAGCATCACCTGATCCACTAGTGTTCACCAGCGTGTTGTTGTAGATACGAATGTCCTTCGTACCCTTGTCGAACTTGATCGTCGGCTGACAGGTGGGGTGGTTGTACCAGTATCCCTTCATCTCGATCAGGTCTGAGCCGTTGAAGTGGATATAGTTGTTCCGCAGCATCAGGTAGTGTGTACCCGGCGTGATGATGAACGAGGAGTTGATGTCACACTGTTCATAGACCACGTATCGAGTACGGCCCAGGCTCTGGCCTGTGCACTGGTCCAGCGGTCCAATGTGCAGTTCTCCACCGCCGATTGAACGCAGACGACACTTGCGGAAATAGTAGAAGTTCCCGTTCTGCAGGTTGTTCACAGCTCCAAAATCATCAGGGATATACGTACCTGTGCGTTTTGCTTCCTCGAACTCACAGTCGTGGACGAGCACACGGTCTGTGCCACTGATCCGGAACGGGTGTTCTTCCAGGGTATTCCCTGAGTAACAGCCAAGGAAAACCCAGTCCTCACCGGTGCACAGCCCAGCGAAGTTGTCTCTCTTCAGGTCATCCTCACCACGACAGGTCTGGATCAGCACACCCTTGGTAGAACCGTTGTCAGTGTGGCTAAAGCACCTGTCAGCCTTCCTGAAATAGCAGTTCCTGGCGGCACCGTTCGTGCTCGCGAAGTAGATGAATGTCTCGTGAACCACCCCGGTATAACTCTGGTCAAACTGCAGATTCTGCAGGAAAGCGTTCGTGCCACCGGACTGCACGTGGAAAAACTTCCGCTGCGAAGCACCTGGCCCAGAGTAGACGAACAGTGGTCTGTTCCCTGTGCCATAGTTGCTGACCAGGGTGTTGGGTTTAGTAATACTCAGGAACGGATTGTCACCTGAGTAGTTATACGTCTGTCCGTTCTTGTACAGAACCTTGAACGGACCTGTGCCGGCGTTGTACACAGCCTGGGCACGTGTGGGCGTGACCGCGGTTGCCTCTGTCAGGCCTGAGCCAGTTCCAGAACCACTGCTAGACACATAGATAGGTACACGGGTGTCCGCGGCTACGGACCGTGTTGTCCTGTAGACCACAGGTGTCCCACCGTTGGGTGGAGTGACCGTGCCTTCGATCGTGTATGTCCCAGGTGTATCGTAGATGTGAGCAGCGTTCCAGCCACGCAGCTGAGGATATGATCCCTGTGGCTCACCTGCTCCGGCAGCGAAGTTGAACTCGTACCTGTACAGCAGGGGGTTCTGAGAAGCAAAGCTAGGAAATTCACTGGATTCTTCAGTGGTGTTCCCTGTCGTGGGTGAGTAGTTGGTCTTGCGAATCAGCCTGGCGTGGATAACACAGGGAACCATTGTTCCCACGAACGTAGGTACAAACGAACCCGCGGGTACTGACCCTGAAGGTCTGGTAGCGTTTCCAGTCAGGTAACCGGACCAGTTGTTGTCGTTGTCACGTGCCCTGATCCTGTAGTAGTTCACAGCACCAGCCACGGCTCCAGTGTCGTTCAGCGTGGCAGCACCCGGAGTACCGATCGTGGACCAGCCTCCGACACCAGTGGCAGACCTGTCTACTTCGTAGTCTTGGAAGTCTGATTCAGTGTTCGCTGTCCAAGACAGGAGAATACCTGACGTACTAGGTACCAGCACAAGGCCTGTAGGATCAGCTGGTGGAGTCGTATCCGTCCCAGGAACAGCCCACGTAGCTTCAGCACTAGGAACAGACTCGTTACCAGTCTGATCAACGGCCGTAGCCCTGTAGTAATAGGTCGTACTGGCGACGGTGGTGAAGTCACGGTATTCACTGGCGATGAGAAGAGTAACGTTTTGTTTCACGAAACCTGAGCCAGAGACCGTAGACCTGTAGATGTTGTATCCAGCCAGGTCAGGTTCGTTGTTCGCATCCCAGTCAACGAACACGTCGTTGATGCCTACAGCAGAGGTTACTAGTCCCGTCGGTGCGTCAGGTGCGGTGGTGTCAACGGTTGGCCGTATAGCTGTTGTGACAGCATATGGGGACTCATTTCCCGCGAGGTCCACGGCGGTGACCCTGTACCAATATTGTGTGCCTGAGACTGCAGTGGTGTCTGTGTAGTCTGCAACTGTGCGGACTCCGCCGGAGGTAAGTTTCGTGTAAGGACCCCCTTCAAGCAACGCACGATAGACATGATATCCAGCAAGGTCGGCTTCTGTGTTAGGTGTCCAGGACAAAACAATGGCCGTAGTTTGTGCGTCAGCAATCAGACCCGCAGGCTGGCTAGGAGCCAGATCAGCAGGTGTTTCGGTGGTGATTC